TTCCGGATCTGTTGCAGAAACAGCCGAAGGTGCAGCACCATCAGAAACAGGAATTGTTTCCAGTTATGTTGATGCAACTGTAAAAGCCTACAAGGGTTTGCAACGCTACAGCGTTGAAATTCTTGATCGCGCTGATCCAAGTTTCTATCAGGCGATGTTAGAAAACATGCGCCGAGTTTATGCTCAGGCAACTGAGGCTGCAGTAATTGCAGAATTAACATCAGGCGGAACAGCAGGAACAGCAACATCTGCTGATCTAGATGGAATTGTTGCATTCGTAAAGACAGAAACACCTGCTGCATATCTTGCAACTGGTGAGTTAGCAACACGCTACATTGCTGGAACAAGTCAATGGGGATTGCTGATCGGAGCTCAGGACACTTCAAAACGACCTGTATTCTCAGCCGTTAATCCACAGAATGCTGCTGGAGTTGCTTCACCATTATCACTACGCGGAAATGTAATGGGCTTGGATTTATTCGTGTCGAATAAGGCTGTTTCAACTTCAATTGATGAGAGCGCATTTATTGTTGTGCCATCATCTGTTGCAATCATGGAAAGCCCAGTTCTACAACTTTCTACCAACATCATTACAACTGGCGAAATTGAGACAATGCTTTACGGCTACATGGCTGTTAAGACACTTGTTGCCGGTGGAGTTAGACGCTTTAACCTAACCTAATACTGGTCATGCCTGTGGTTGCTCCCGACCACAGGCAGTTGCTCATGGGAGACTTAAAGGAGATGACATGCCAACCATAATTACAGCTGCACAGTTGCGAAGTGTGCTTGGTGTGTCATCTGCCTTGTATGACGACACTTATCTAAACCAAATTATCGACACAGCAGAATTAGTCATTCTGCCAATGCTAGTTACATTTAAAGCACCCATTGAGAAGGTATCGCTGACAGATAATGTCGCTACTTTTACTACACTAGGAATACATGAATTTACGGAAGGACAATCTGTTGTCATCACAGGATGCGGAAGCCCATACAACGGAACACGAACAGTTTTGGCAGGAGATCTGGAGCAATACACCTTTACGGCTGCAATCACTAATGCCAATATACTCGAAGCTAATGTCATCCCATCCGGAGTTGCTACCTTATCTGGTGCATCAACTTATGTTGGAAACGCAGCTGTTCAATCAGCCACTTACACAGTTTCAGTCGAAGTCTTTCAAGCAAGACTTGCCGGCGGAGGACAAATTGAAGGAGTAGATTTCACAGCAACTCCTTTCCGCATGGGCAGAAGTTTATTTAATAAATGCGTTGGCTTACTTGGTTCATACATTGATCCTGAAAGTATGTGTCAATAAATGCCTAATGAAACAATCCTCGAACAAATCCGCACACCATTAGCAAGCGCGTTATCTAGCGTTGCAGGTAATGTTTATGCATTTGTGCCTGAAACAGTAATACCGCCGGCAGTTGTTGTTGTGCCTGATAGTCCATATCTAGAATTTGAAACAATAAACAAAAGCAACATCAGAGCTAAAGTTAATTTTACGATCTCAGTTGCAGTTGCATACAACAGCAACCCTGCATCACTTGATAACATTGAGCAGTTAGTCATTAGCGTTCTGGCAGTAATTCCAGCAGGATATATTGTCAGCTCGGTCGAAAGACCAACAGTCACCACAGTCGGAGCATCGACTTTGCTTATTGCAGATGTTCGAGTATCTACCTACTACACACGCACAGTCTAAGGAGAAATCATGGCAACCACAGTAATAACCGGTCGCGATATTTCGTTGTCTTTCACAGGTGGAACAGACATCGAAGCACAAGCAACCAGCGCAATTTTGACAAAGGTTTTAGAGCGACAGACCTATCAAACACTTGATGGCGAAGCTTACAAAACCACAAATGTATCAGCCACTTTTGCAGTAGAAATGTTAGCCGACTGGGGCAAGACAAACTCAGTATGTGAAGCAATCTGGACTGCATGCGATACTTCACCAGATACAGATATTACAGTTACATTTGTAAGTGCAACTGGAGCATCATTTTCATTTCCAATAAAGCCAAGTTACCCAACAGCAGGCGGAACAGGAATGGATGCACAAACAGTTTCATTTGAGTTTTTAGTTACAGGTGGCGCAGTAACCGAAACATTTAGTTAAGATCTAACAACGGGAGCAAACAATGAAGTTACCAATTACAATTGAATATAACTCAGGCGAGCAAGCAACATATATTGCCCAACCGCCTGAGTGGGCTAAGTGGGAAAAATCAACTGGTCATACCATAAGCCAAGCAAAAGAAAAACTTGGCATGTGGGATCTGATGTTTTTAGCATACAACGCACACAAGCGCGAAGCTGCTGGAAAACCAGTTAAACCATTTGAGGCTTGGATGGAAACTATTGCCGATGTAATAGTCGGTGATGCAGACCCAAAAGTCATCCAGCAGGAAGCCTAAGCAGATTATTGGTTGAGTTGGCAATTGCCACAAAGATACCAATGAGTGAATGGGTTGATGCAGACGACATCTTGACAGCAATAGAAGTATTGGAGGCTCGACATGGCAGTTAGCACCGAGCCAACTATTTTCTTTTCTAAAAAAGAATTAAACCAAATCTCAAGAGTTTTGCGCAACCTAGATGATATTGCAAAAGAACAGGTCAAAACAAAAATACAAGAATTGGTCGGCAGACAACTTTCATCAATTAGAGCTAAAGCGGTATCAAGAGGCAAGGTTGCACAAAGAATTGCTGATGGTGGGCAAGTTAAAAAATCATCATTGCAAGGTGAATTGAAGTTTGGTTTTGCTAGTCAAAAGTTTTCAGGTGGAGCAACAACACAATTTAACACTCGATATGATCAGCCTGGAAATAGACCAGGAATTGGTGGAGGTTATGAGTTTGGAAGTAAAAAATATCCAAACATGCCACGCTGGTCTGGATCAATGCCTAAAGGTCCGGGTTCAAGAGGTTGGTTTATCTATCCAGCAATCCGAGCATCACAACCTGAGATAACAAAAGAATTTAACGAAATTATTGCAAGCATGGTAAAGGAATGGTCTGATGGCAGCCAATAGTAATAGAGCTTTAACACTTTCAATTGTTGCTGATATTGACAGCTTGCAAAAAGGTCTCAAAAAAGCAGATACAGAAATTGAAACATTTGGCGATAAGGTCGGCGCATTTGGAAAAAAGGCTGCTGCTGCATTTGCGGTCGCTGCTGCTGCTGCTCTTGCCTATGGCACTAAATTAGCCGTTGATGGGGTCAAGGCTGCGATAGAGGATGAAGCTGCACAACTTAGGTTAGCCAATGCATTAAGGACTGCCACAGGTGCTACTGATGACCAAATAAGAGCAACTGAGGACATGATCCTCAAGACATCTTTAGCGACTGGCGTTGCCGATGACAAACTTAGACCAGCCATGCAAAGACTTGCAGTTAGCACAAAAGATACTGGTGAAGCACAAAGATTGTTAAGCCTTGCGTTAGATATTAGCAAAGGCAAAGGCATTGAATTAGAAACAGTTGCAAATGCGTTGGGTCGTGCTCAGGATGGCAACACAACAGCTCTTGGCAGGTTAGGACTTGGATTATCTAAAGCCGAACTTTCAACATTATCTTTTACCGAAGTTCAGGCTAAGTTATCAGAACTCTATGGTGGGGCAGCAGCTGCAAACGCAGAAACATTTCAAGGCAAGATTGATCGCTTAAAGGTTGGATTTGATGAGGCTAAGGAAAGTCTAGGAACTGCATTATTGCCACAGGTTGAGAAGTTTATTACATTCTTAAACGATACTGCTGTTCCAGCCTTGAATGCATTTATTGCAGGATTTACAGGCGATGCAGGATTAAATGCAGCCTTATCAGAAACTCAACAAGGTGCTGCAAGTTTTGGTAGAACAATTGCAACTATCTCAGGCATTATTTCAGGATTTATTACATTCTTAAGAGAAGCAATTGGTTTAGTTGTATCGCTTGCAAATGAGTTTATTAAAATAGTTAATATAATTCCCGGAGTAAATGTTGGTGCATTACCTAATCCAGCACCATCAGCAGGTAGATCATCATTGCCAACAGTTCCTAGAGGCGGATCAAACTTTACTTATGGCTCAGGCAATCCAGTTAATATCACAGTCAATGCTATCGATGGCGAAGGTGCTGCAAGAGCTGTGGCAGGTGTGCTTAATCAAAGCGCAGCAAGATCACAAGGACTATTAGTCGGCGGAACAGTAGGTAAATAATGACCGCTTGGTCACCCGATTGGAAACTCACAGTTGCAGGTGTTGATTACACAGATATAGCAATTAGCGATATTCAGCATCAAGCTGGGAGAACAGATATTTACCAGCAACCAAATCCATCTTATTTGCAAATTACATTTGTGGCACTAACTGGTCAAACATTGCCATTTGATATTAACGACAGTTTAAGTCTGCAAGTCAAAGACACATCAGCTGCTTATGTCAATATCTTTGGTGGCGACATAACTGATATTACAGTCAGCGTGGGCGCAACTGGATCAAACGCAACTGTCATACAATACTCAGTTCTTGCAATGGGATCACTTGTTAAGTTAGCAAAAGAATTGTATGCAGGCACAATCTCACAAGATGAGGATGGCGATCAGATATATGCTTTATTGTCTAGCGTATTGCTTGGATCTTGGAATGATGTTCCTGCAGCTACAACTTGGTCAGGATATGATGCAACTGAAACATGGGCCGATGCCTTAAATCTAGGACTTGGTGAGATAGATCAGCCGGGTCTTTACACAATGGAAAATAGAGCAGCGGATGCAGATACTATTTTCAACATTGCGCAATTAATAGCAAACTCAGCATTTGGATATTTATACGAGGACAATGAAGGCAATATCGGATACGCAGATGCAGACCACAGGCAGACTTATCTTTTGGCTAATGGCTATGTTGATCTTGATGCCCGACATGCACTAGGTCAAGGACTTAGCACAATTACAAGATCAGGCGATATTCGCAATGATGTGTATATTAATTATGGCAACAATTTTGGATCACAGGAAACAGCAACCTCAGCAAGTTCAATTGCAACTTATGGCTACAAAGCCGAAAACATTCAGTCAGTCCTTCATTCAGCTGTGGATGCTCAAGCTGTTGCAGATCGCTATATTGCCCAACGAGCATTTCCACAACCAGCATTCCAGAGCATTACATTCCCAATTACAAATCCTGAAATAGACAATAGTGATCGGGATAATTTGCTTGGCGTATTCATGGGGCAACCTCTTAACCTGCAAAACCTACCCGCTCAAATTTCAACCGGTGAGTTTGAAGGATATGTTGAAGGTTGGTCATGGAGCACTAGGTTCAACGAGTTATTCCTAACAATAAACTTGTCGCCTGTGGCATTTAGCCAATTTTCGATGAGATGGAATACTGTGCCAATTGGCGAGGCATGGAACACTTTAAGCGCAACATTGACATGGGAATACGCTACAATCGTTTCCTGAGAATAGGACAAAATGGCAACCACTACTAATTATGGATGGACAACACCAGACGATACTGCGCTGGTCAAAGATGGCGCAGCTGCTATTCGCACGCTTGGTTCATCTGTTGATACAACAACCAAAAACTTAAATCCAGAAACAACTCTTGGCGATATTGCTTATCGTTCATCTAGTGCAAATGTTAAAACTAGACTTGGAATTGGCAGCACAGGAAATGTTTTAACTGTTACTGGTGGAGTTCCTGTTTGGGCTGCTCCTGCTGCTGGTGGTATGACTTTATTATCTACAACTACATTATCAGGCGCATCAACTGATATAAGTAGCATTAGTCAAGATTACATAGAATTACGGGTATATATGTATAATGTTGTAGTAAACACTAATGCTGTTTATACAGTTAAAACATTTAATGGTGCGACTGAGTTAAGTAGCGTTGTCGGTTGGCGTATGTCTAATTATTCAACACCAGCATACATTTCAGGTTCATCATTTAGATTAACATCAGATGATGCTCTAAACCAAGAAGTGTCTGGGGCTGATAATACTAATTTTTGGGCATTAACTTATTATGATTACAGCGCAACTACAAACTATAAAAATTATTTATATTTAGGCAACTATACAAATACATCTGCCGCCCAAGTTGCTTGGCATTCTTTTGGCTCAGTTGCAAGTAACAGCGCAATAAATAAATTGCGATTTGCAACTACATCAGGCGCTTTTACCGCAGGCACAGTAGAAATATATGGAGTTAAATAATGAGTAAACCAATGATTAGAATACACAATACAGAAACAGATGAAGTTATTGATCGTGAAATGACGGCTGCTGAATTGAAACAATATGAAGCAAATCAAGCAGAAAATGCAATTGCAAAAGCCGAAGCCGAAGCAAAGGCAACTGCCAAGGCTGCAATCCTTGATCGTCTTGGTTTAACTGCCGATGAACTCAAAACGATACTTGGCTAATCATGCCAAGTTTAATTGAGGTTGCTAAAGCTGAGATTGGCTATACCGAAACAGGCAACAATGATACAAAGTATGGCGATTGGTATGAACTAAACAATCAGCCTTGGTGTGCCATGTTTGTGTCTTGGTGCTATGATAAAGCAGGACTTAGTGGCAAAGTCAGATCTCAATCCAAAAAAGGATTTGCAAGCTGTGCTCATGGTCTAAAATTCTTTGCAGAAACCAATAAGTTAATTCCAGTCGGTCAAGCTAAAGTAGGCGATATTGCATTCTTTCAATTTGACAAAGATGCAGAACCGGATCATGTTGGCATAATTAAATTCAACAATACAGCTTTAAAGTATTTGCAGGTTATCGAAGGCAATACATCAGCAGACAAAAGTGGCAGTCAATCCAATGGTGATGGCGTATATCTAAAGCGCAGAAGTTACTCATTGGTAATGGCTGTTGCCCGACCATAGGAGCACAATGAAACTATCTAAGAAACACAAAGCAGCAATTAAGTCATATCTAAGAGCTGTTGCAGCTAGTGGCATAACTGTTGCATTGGCAATTGTTGCTGACATCAGACCAGAGTTTGCAGTATTACTTGGTGCGCTAGTTGCACCTATCGCTAAAGCAATTGATCCAAATTCTGGGAGTGAAGCGGATTATGGTGTCAATGCTAAATGAGCGCAAACGAAATAATTGGTATTGCCGTTGGCGCAAGCAGTTTAATCGCGACTGGATTGCTGGTTCTACGCTGGGTTATTAAAGCCTATTTGCAAGAACTTAGACCCAATGGCGGGTCAAGCATGAAAGATCAGTTGAACAGATTAGAAGCGCGTGTTGATGATTTGTTTATCTTAATTAGTAAGCGATAATTTATTTTATGGCGAACACACGCAAAACCACTAAACGGACAAAGATCAATAGGCGCGTAGTTCGCCACACTCCTGATCCATCAAAGATTGATGCGCATTACATTGCGTTGCACGAATGTTACAAAGCTGCAAGGAAAGCAGGATTTACACCAGAGCACGCATTCTGGTTAATGACTGAGCGCAAAACATTTCCCGATTGGGTTGTTGGCGATGGTGGGATTATTCCTAGCATAGACCCATCTGACGATGAGGATGACGATTAAGCCAAACCGCAGATATTTGGTTGTGCCAGATTTGCAAATTCCGTTGCACCATGTTGCAGCTGTGAAAAACTTAATCAAGATGACAAAGCACGAGAAGTTTGATTTTGTATTAAATGTTGGCGATGAGATGGATATGGGATCGCAAAGCCGGTGGGCTAAAGGCACTAAATTAGAATTTGCAGAAACGCTAGATGAGGAACGATCACAAGCTCAAGACATACTTTACGATTTAGGCACGACAGATATAATCCGCAGCAATCATACAGACCGCCTATACACCACATTACTCAAAGGCGCACCATCATTGATCGGATTACCTGAATTGGCTTATGACAAATTCATGGATTTTGCAAATCTAGGCATTAGATACCACCGCAAGGCTTATGAGTTTGAGCGTGGGTTTTATTTGGCACATGGCGATGAAGGCAACATGTCTAAGCACGCTGGTATAACTGCCTTAAATCTTGCCAAAAAGTGGGCTGGGAGCGTTGTTTGTGGGCATTCACATAGACAAGGTGCTGTGAGGCATACAACAGGCTTAAACGGGCGTTATTCAACGATTTGGGGCATTGAGGCAGGACACTTAATGGACATGCGACAGGCTGGTTATCTCAAATACAATTCAGCCGATTGGAACATGGGATTTGTAGTCATGTCATTTGGCAAAAAAGGTCATCAAGTAGAGCTAATTCCAGTTAATTATGATGGGTCATTTACATACAACAGGCGCACATACTCCTAAATCGTTATCATTTTGTTACCAAAAAACCTGCAAATATCCTAGCAATGTCCTTGATTTAGGTCATACTTTATGCATACCACACAAGGCGTGTGGATATGTTGGGAGCGACATGAAGCTAGACATCGGCAGCCGAGAAGCTGCTAAAGAGTATGCACATAAAGGTTGGGCTGTATTGCCTTTATTGCCTGGTAAAAAAGATCCGCACTTTGACCTTGTTCAAAGAGCCTACCTATCAGCTACAACCGACCAAACACTTATCAATTTTTGGTTTGATTATGATGAGAATATCAACATTGGGATTGCTTGTTATCAATCAGGCATAGTTGTATTTGATATTGATTATCGCAATGGCGGTGAGTTACTGCCTGAATTTGAGCCAACCTACACAGTTCAAACCGGTGATGGTCTGCATATGTATTACACAGCGGATCAATCGACTGTGTTTCGTGGCAAGTTAAATGATGGAATTGACATCAAATGGAAAGGCTATGTTGCAGCTGCACCATCCATCCATCCGTCAGGAGCAACCTATAAGGTAATCGATGACAGAAATCCTGTTGCATTGCCTAACCAACTAAGAGAGTTGGCAACCAAATGATTGAAACAACAACACCTTGGCTATGGCTTTATGCCATGCTTGGCTTAGTAATAGGTTATTGGGCAGTAACAAAGATAATGGATCATGCCTTTGATCGTGGCTATTGGGTTGGTAGAGCTGAAGGATGGAAATCTCATCGATCACTTACAGAAAACAAAACCAATGACAACAACAACTGAGAAGTTATTTGACAATGTCATCAAAACTATTCATGCGAGAGGTGTCAGTTATGGGCATCCAATTACAAACCACAAAAGGATTGCCGAATTGTGGAGTGCATATTTGGGTTATCCAATCCAACCAAACGAGGTTGCAATTTGTATGGCGTTGGTCAAGATCAGCCGCCAAGCTGAAGATCCTAAAGTCCTTGACAATTACGAGGATTGCCTTGCCTACATCTCAATTGCCAAAACTATTACAGATGCCATGTCAGATGACAGATACGATTGGAAAGACTAATGGCATTTAACTTAGCCGATTACGAGGATGTGGCTACTCTTAACAAATGGTTTATATCTAACTTTCCATCCGGCAGATCTGACATATCTGTGATTAGCCATGATGCAGTTAATGGTTATATCTTGGTGCAAGCAACTCTTTGGCGAGATAGCAAAGACACATCACCGGCAGTTAGCAATATCGCATTTGGCGCACGCGAAAGTTATATCCAAAACATGAAGAAATTTTATTGCGAAGATACTGCCACAAGCGCATTGGGGCGAGCAATAATTATTTTAAAAGGATCTGACAAAACTGCTACAAAGGATGATATGAGGAAAGTCGATGAGTTTGTTCCTAAGTATTCTGCTGCTGGTTCTCGTGCTCGTGCTATGGAGCAAGCTCTTTATATTGTCGATCAGAAAGAAAAGAATGCGGAAACGACAGACCCACAAGCTGTTGTCTGGAGCGTTGGTGATGTTGTGGATGCAATCGGAACATCAAAGCCAAAAGCGCAAGAGTGCAAACATGGAGCAATGATATTAAAGGAAGGAACTGCCAAAACTGGTAAGCCATTTTATGGCTATGTGTGCAGCGCACCAAGAGGTGAGCAATGTGCAGCTAAATGGGCAGTAACAGCTGCTAATGGCAGTTGGTTCTTTAGAGAGGAGGATTAAATGGGTGAAATGATAATGATTGATGGCTCAGGACTAAGCGCAAGATTTACCGAGCAAGGCGTAGTCCTAGAGCCAACAACTGATCGATGTATAAGCTGTAATGATGACAGATTATTACATGATGGTCAGTATTTGGTATGTGCTATTTGCCATTGCAGGCAATAGGAAAGATACCACAAAATGACTTTATTTAAGTG